ATGCAACGAACGCTCGAAATCAGTGCTCTTTCTGACTCAATAGCCAAACCTTATTTTGTCACGGAAATAAAATATGATTCAAAAGATCGTCCGTCACAGAATTTTATTAGCTTAAGCGGCATTGTATCTGTAAATCCGGAAACAGGAGTTATTATAACTGCCACACCAACACGAAAAAATATAAAGAAAAAAATATTAAATGGAAAAGAGTTGTAAGTATATGGAATACACAATTATCTTCACGAGTAAGCAAAAGGACGTACTTAAAGAACTAGGAGTGAAACTAAATGCGACATCGGCATACTCCGAAGAAGGTTGGGATGATATTCTTGATATTGTAGAAAAATACTATTTTGAAAATGTAAATGATTTTGAATTGTGGCCAGTGCCGGAAAAAATGCTAGAAGTTGAAGCGATATTATATTTGATAAACGATAAAGTAGACTCAATAAACTAAGACCGAGACTTCGGTCTTTTTTTATACCCAATTTAGGAGAAAGTTATGGAAAATACGCAAGTAAATGTATTGGGAACTGAATATACAGTCAAAATCAAAAAGAATTTACACAACAAAAAACAGATTTCAGGAGTATGCTTATTCGCTTTGAAAGAAATCCATATTCAAGAATATCGAAATAAACATGGAATGAGCGAAAGTGAAGGACTAATTATCATGAATACTACACTTATGCATGAATTGGTTCATGCTTTTTTGTATGAAAGTGGGTTAGACTCATCTACTACTAATGCCTGGGCACGTAATGAAGAGATTGTCGATTTCTTTGCATTGCAAATTCCGAAAATTACAAAGGCACATACAGAAGTTAGTAAAAATATTTAATTCTTTTGACCGTCCATGTCGTAAAACTGGCACAATTCGTGAAGCAACCACGTAAAACAGCGTAACAATTGGAGGTATTTATTATGAATCGTGCATTTTTAGAAGCCTATGGTCTTGATAAAGAGACTGTCGATGCAATCATGGCTGAACACGGACGAAGCATCGAAAAACAAAAGCGTGTAGCTGAATCATATCGGACTGAACTTGATCAAACACAAGAGAAGCTAGCTGAATTGAGTAAAGTCGATGTAACCGGACTACAGCAACAACTTACTGATTTGCAGTCAAAGTATGACACAGAAACAAAATCATTAAGTGACCAATTATTGACAAAAGATACAGAGTATAAAGCTCGTGATTTCTTTGGCCAATACCAATTCGCTTCTGAACGTGTCAAAAATTCTGTCTTTGCTGATTTTATGGCCAAGCAGTTTGAGCTCACACCAGAAGGAACATTTGCAGGTGCAGAAGAATTTATGACAGAACTCCAAGAGAAAGAGCCAGATATCTTCGCACAAGCACAAAACCAACCAACACTAGTTAAAGGTGGCGGTGGTAACCCCAACCCTGGAGGTGTCAAATTTGAAGAAATGACATATTCAGAACAGGTGGCATTTTTAACAGCAAATCCAAACTATAAACTTTAAGGAGAAATTAGACTATGAACTTTGATTCAAAAATTTTTAACCCACAAGCATTTGGTAAATATGTCGATCGTATCCCAAATTTAAAACGCAATGAATTATTAAAATCTGGAGCAGTAAAAGAACGTGCTTCTTTAAAATCATTATTCTCTGAACAAACAGGATCGCACTACGCAGTTGTGCCAATGCACGGATTAATTGATGGGGAACCGTTGAATTATGACGGACGAACAGATATCACTGCAACAGCAACAACTACATTCTCACAAGGGATGATTGTTGTGGGGCGTGCCAAAGGTTGGGTTGAGCAAGATTTTTCAACTGATATTACAGGTGGCGTGAACTTCATGGATAATGTGGCTCAACAAGTGGCTGAATATTGGGATACAGTTGACCAAGATACGTTATTAGCTATCTTAAAAGGTATCTTCTCAATGACTGGCGTGAAAAATACAGCATTTGTTTCAACACATACAGCAGATATTACGGATGTTGCCACAGGGGTGTTTGATGTTACGACTTTAAACACAGCGATGCAAAAGGCATCAGGTGATAATAAAAAAGCATTCAAAATTGCGTTAATGCACTCGGCTGTAGCGACAAATTTAGAAAACTTACAATTACTTTCGTATTTAAAATATACTGATGCAAATGGTGTCCAACGCGAATTGGAGATTGGTACATTAAACGGGCGCTTAGTTTTAATTGATGATTCAATGCCAACTGAAGAAGTTGCTGAAAGCTCTGCAGGAGCTGGTGATGGATATACTGCCTATACGACATATGTCTTAGGTGATGGGGCATTTGAATATTGCAATGTTGGCGCAACAGTTGCGTATGAGATGGACCGCAATCCTGCTGTTAATGGTGGACAAAACACGTTATATTCACGCCAACGCAAAGTATTCGCACCAAAAGGAATTTCATTCGCCAATAAATCAGTTGCGACATTATCACCAACAAATGCTGAATTAGCAAATGGGGCGAACTGGGAAATTGTCAAAGACGCTTCAGGCACAAAAACAATTGATACAAAAGCAATTCCAATCGCACGAATCATTTCAAAAGGATAGTGATGAAATATGCTGGTAATTAATCAGCAAGCAAGTTCAGGGGGAGTTTTCCCCTCTGATGAACTGCTTGATACGTATTTAACAAAAGCTGAAGTGAAGTTAAATCACTATACGTTTGGTCGTATTCGTAAATTAGATGTAATGAGTGAGGAGCTGTATGATATTCACTTACTGATTGAAGCAGCAAAACTTGCGATTGCGGAACATATGTATCGTTATGATCAATCAGGCGGTACAGTTGTTTCTGAAAGAATTGGTGATCAGTCAGTTTCGTATCAGGAAACAGCAAAAACAGTTGAAGATGATTATTATCGGATCGCAACTGAATATCTGTCTAGCACTGATTTAATGTATCGTGGGTGGGGTGATTAGATGTTACACAATGCTACGTTATTTACTCGTATTTTTGATCAAGAGAGCCGAAAGTATACGTACAAGCGAACATATCTTAAAAACGTTTCTTGGCAAGCAGGGCATAAAATCAAAGTAAATAAAGGGCAACTGATTGCAGAGAGTGAGACTGTTTCAGTTTATGTTCCATTTACTCAATCAGAAATGTACTGCTCACCAAAGAAATTCGCTCAATTAGCTGATAAAACTGGTTTTTTCACTTTCAATGCGGGAGACAGAATCATTAAAGGATTGACTGCATTTGAACTCACTGAACAAAACACAAAAGAACTTGCACAATTTGATGATGTATTAACCATAGCAACAATTAAAGTGCGTGATTTTGGAAGTGCACGATTAAAGCATATTGAGTTAGGTGGTTCATGATGGCAAAAGTTACAGTGAATCTTGACCCAATGTTGAAGATTTTAAAGAAACGAAAGCTTGAACCGAACGGAAAAGCTCAAAAGTTTTTTACAAGTGAAATACATCGTCATTCTGATCCATATGTTCCTTTTCAAAAAGGTCCATTAAAATCACAGACAGATGTCGGAACGAGTACAATCACTTATAAAATGCCCTATGCAAAGAAAAACTATTATGAAAATAAAGGATTCGGAATTGATGGTCTCAAGCGCGGCGGTCGTCGTGGTCCACAATGGACAAAGCGGATGTGGGCAGATAAACAAAAACAAATATCGAAATCAGTTGCTGAATTCATTGGAGGGACAAGCAAATGACAATTACACAAGCAGTACTTGATTATTTGAATCAATGTCCTTTGTTAGAAACGTTTAATCGTGGAATTAACGTTGATTATCTTGAAGAGCATATTGATTCATACACAATCGAGGAAACACCACACGAACCAATTATAAAGCGCTATGTTGACGGCAGTAGTATTCGTCAATATGAGTTTTTATTTGCGAGTCGTGAAAGTTATGGACCGGAAGTATTTCAAAACCTTGAAAACAATGGATTCTATGAACAGTTTAGCGAATGGATTGAAGAACAAAATACGCTCGGAAACTTACCGATCATGTCTCATTCGCTAGTTCCACAAAAAATAGAATGTGTCACAAATGGTTACGCTTTTCAAACAGATGAAGATAAGGCTCGCTATCAAATCCAAATGCGATTCACTTACTTTAAACAATAAGGAGAAATAAGAATTATGGGAATTAAACAACGGCGACAAATTGCCAATTACTTAGATATTTCAACTGGTGGAACAGAACAATATGTGCTTTGTTCTGCTGGATTTACAGAATTAAATGAAGCTCCATCGGCACAAACAGCCTCAAAACGTTATATTGGCGATAAAGCAGCTACAACAACAATCATTGGTTATGAATGGTCAACGGCATTTAATACTGATTATATTGCTGATCAAGAAGCGGTTGCATTTATTGCGAATATTGGTGAAAAACAACTTGTTGGTGCTGATGCTGAAACAACATATGTGATTGTCGATTTAGATAAACAAGCAGGTGCTGGCAAATATGCTGCACGACAAATTAAAGTAGCAGTCGAAGTTGCTAACTTTGATAACAATGATGGCGAGATGGCCATTACCGGAAACTTCCTAGGATGTGGCGATATGATTGTCGGTTCGTTCGATACAACAACAAAAACATTTACAGCAGGTGAAGTAACACCAACAGTGCTTAAAACAACTACAGAAAAATAGAGGTGAGATAGATGTTAACGATTAATGGAGTGGAACTTGAATTTGATATTTTTGATTTAGATGCAGCAGAAGCTTTTGAGTCTGGACTAGAAGCAATTAAAAAGAGCGCTGAAACGAAGAATCAGAACAAAACATTATCTGATGTAATTCGCACGCAATGTGCACTCGTGTTTGATGTATTTGATGATATTTTTGGCGAAGGCACAGCATTTGATGTATTTGGCGAAAAAACAAATTTAAAGGTTTGTTTGAAAGCCTTTGAACAATTGGTTAGTGAAGTTGATGAACAGCGCAAAGCAATGGAAGAAGAAACAAAAAAATATATGGACAAGCAAAAACCGCACCCTGTTAATCGTCAACAACGCCGTATGGGTGCGAAACGAGTAAATGACTAATGAATATCTTAGTTGATTATTTACCGCATACAAGCGAATTTGATGGGGTTTCATATCAATTGCATACTGATTTTCGTGCATTTATTCAATTTGCGCTTTTTATGCAAGATGTCACATTGAGCGATGAGGAAAAGATTAGTCGTGCTTTTGAAGTAACATTAGCAAAATGGGAGCCTGAATACACAGTTGAAGGGGCAATCCAAGCAATCATTCAGTTTTATCGTTGTGGTCAAGCAGAAAAGGCAAAAGAGATTCCACTCTGGAAGAAACTGAATCCAGAACAAGAAGCACCAATTGAAATAGAAACTACACACAAGCAGGCAAAGCAAACGCCTGCTTTTTGTTTTAATCATGATGCAAATCTCATTTATGCTGCGTTTATGAGCCAGTATCAGATTGATTTGCAAGCAGTTGAGTTGCACTGGTGGCAATTTAAGGCGCTATTCGACTCATTAGATGAAAATACCCAATTTATGAAAATAGTTGGCTATCGCACGATGGATCTTTCGAAAATCAAAGACAAAGAACAAAAAGCGTTTTATAAAAAAATGAAAGAACTCTACAAGTTGCCAGAACAATCACAAGAGTTAGATGAACAATCACAGGACTTAATTCGTGCATTGATGAATGGCACTGATGTAGAACAATACTTGCAAAATGAAAATGCCTAAACGACATGTTTAATTCAAGGCAGAAAGCGAGGTGGAATAGATGGCAGATGGTAGAGTGATAATTGATGCAGAGCTAAATTCAAAAGAATTTGAATCCGGAATAAACGGAATGTCAGCCACAGCTACAAAAGGCCTTAACATTATTAAAAACGCAGCAATTGTTGGCGGTACAGCCTTAGTTGCCTTAGGCACAACGGCTGTAAACGAATATCGGAATTTTGAAATAGCTCTTTCGAAAGTAGCAACAATTGCTGATACAAGTAAGGTTTCAATGGATGCTATGAAAGAATCTATTATGAAAGCATCATCTGAAATTGGTGTAGCATCTGAAGAAGTTGCGGAAGCTGTATATCAAGCAATTTCTGCCGGAGTAGATACAGCGGATGCCGTTGACTTTGTTACTAAAGCAAATAAGTTAGCTGTGGCCGGTTTTACAGATGTCACAAAAGCAACGGACGTATTGACAACCGTCGTGAATGCATACGGAATGGAAATTGAAGATGTAACAAAAGTTTCTGATGTATTAATGATGACGCAAAATGCCGGAAAAACTACAGTTGATGAATTAGCGAGTTCTCTAGGTAAGGCAATTCCAATCGCAAATGCAAATGGCGTTTCTTTTGAGAATATCGGTTCAGCGATGGCAACTGCGACCGCAAAGGGGATTGCAACAAGCGAGGCAACGACATATCTCTCAAGTATGATGAAAGAGCTTGGGACATCTTCAACTAATGTTGCACAGGCGTTGAAAGAAAAGACTGGGAAGTCTTTTAAACAATTGATGGATGATGGTGCTTCGCTAAGTGACGTGCTAGGCATTGTTGGAGAAATTGCTTCTGATTCTGGTGTTGGATTAAATGAAATGTTTGGATCAGCTGAAGCCGGAACGATGGCACTGACTTTGATGTCTGATGGTGGAGAAGCGTTCACTTCAACTTTAGAAGATATGAATCAAGCATCTGGAGTAACTGACTCTGGATTCGAAACGATGCAAGATACATTAGATAAGAGACTGCAAACAGCACTTGTTAATGTTCAAAATGCGATGATTACTCTTGGCGAAAAACTGGCGCCACTTGTTGTAACACTTGCAGAAGCTGCAAGTGATGTTTTGCCAAAACTAATTGATGGTTTGAGTTGGTTAATGGATAATTCAGGAACAATTGCGGCCTTGGTCGGTTCGGTAACAGCAGCATTTGTAGCCTTTAAAACAGTCGCGATGATTAAAGGGGTTGTGGGTGCGTGGCAAAATGCAATACTTCAACTTGCGTTATATCAAGCTGGCGCAGGCGGAGCGACGTTAGCCCAAGGAGTTCTAAATGGTGCTTTAACATTTGGTCAAACATTGGTTGGATTAATGACAGGACAAATATCTTTAGCAACCGTGGCCCAAAAACTCTGGAATTTAGCGATGTCAGCAAACCCAATCGGATTAATCATCGGTTTAATAGCAGGGCTTGTCGCCGGTATTGTTATTCTTTGGAATACGAACGAAGACTTTAGAAATGCCCTTATTGGTGCGTGGGAAGCAATAAAAAACGCTGCTTTGTCAGTCTGGGATTGGTTAGTTAAATTATTTACAGAGACACTACCGAATGCATTCAATTCATTCGTTAATGAGGTCAAAAATATCGGTGATAGAATTGCAAAATTTTTCACTGAAACGATTCCGAACGCGTTCAATTCTGTTGTGGAGTTTTTCGCAAATAATTGGCAAACAATTCTTGGATTCATTATTAATCCTTTGGGAACGGCTTTTTCGTGGTGTTATGAGAATCTTGAAGGGTTCAGAACTTTTATTGATACAATTGTTGAGAATGTAAAAACGTTTATTATGAACGGATTTAATGCAATTGGAAATTTCTTTACTGAAACGATTCCGCAGTGGATTGAAAACATTGGGACTTGGTTTAGTGAATTACCTTATAAAATTGGTTTTGCAATTGGTCAAGCCTTAGGAGCGATTATTCAATGGGGAGCTGATTGTCGGGCTTATCTAGAAACGAATGTGCCACTGTGGATCAATAGTGTTGTGACGTTCTTTAGCGAGCTTCCAGGCAAGATTTGGGACTGGCTTGTAAATGCGTATAATCGAGTGGTTCAATGGGGAGCTGACATGTGGAAAAAGGTCACTGAAATTGCTACGGAATTTGTTAGTCGAATTATTACTGGCATTTCACTAATGCCAAGCAAAATTTGGAATTGGCTCGTAAATACATTCAATAAAGTTGTCTCTTGGGGCTCTCAGATGTGGTCAAAAGCAACTGAGGTCGCTTCAACATTCGTAAATAATATCATCAACTATATAAAAGAATTACCATCAAAAGTTTGGAATTGGTTCACGCAGACAATCAGCAAAGTGATTAGTTTCGGAAGCGATGCAGGTGCTAAAGCACGTGAAGCAGGAGGAAAGATTGTCGATAATGTCATTAACGCTGTTAAAAATTTACCTTCGCAAATATTTGATATCGGTAAAAATATTGTTGAAGGTCTTTGGAATGGTATCACTTCTATGGGTTCTTGGATTTCTGATAAAGTCGGTGGTTTCTTCAGTGGAATTGTTGATGGTGCAAAATCAGTGCTCGGAATTCATTCGCCAAGTCGTGTGTTCCGTGACCAAGTCGGTAAATACATGGCCGAAGGTGTTGGTGTCGGATTTGAAGATGAAGCAAAGCATGTACAAGCAGATATGAACAATAGTCTGTCATCATTGACTGCTAAAATGTCAGCAACCGTACAAGCAGATATGAATGTTGTTGGAACGAAATGGGCAGGTTTAAACGGAAAAGAAAATAATAATTCTTATACGGAAAAATTCGACAAATTAATAGCCATGTTTAACCAATTTGTCAACCAGACAATACCTGCTTATAAAATAGTAATGGATACGGGTGTCCTTGTCGGAGAATTAGCACCTGGAGTGAATCAGGAGCTTGCACGAGCGTCAGAATATAGAGAAAGGGGGCGTTAAAATATGCATGCTATACAAATCGGTAACAAGCATACATGGAATGATTGGCAATTGTGCTTAGTAAATATAGAAAACAATTTACCATTACCGAAAACATCGTATGTTGATGTCCCTTTTGCCAATGGTGCAATTGATTTGACTGAAGCCTTTTCACAAGATGTTGTTTATGAAAATCGTAAAGTATCATTTGAATTTGACATGTTGATTCATTGGGATCAACAATATTTACTAATAGAGCAAATAAGTAGTTACATTCACGGTCAACGTCATATAATTCGCTTGCCAAATGACATTGAACATTATTATGTAGGACGTTTAAGTATCAATCAGTACTCAACAGATACGACAATGGGAAAGCTAGTTATTGAGGCTATATGCGAACCATATCGCTACAAAAATGAAGTTACAGAGGTAAATGTAACATTAGCGCAAACACAAAGGAGTGTTGGCAATTATTTGACAGGCGGAAATATATCAGCTTGGAGTACAGATATGGATCAAGTAAAGGTAGAAGCGTCATATATGGGATTAGATACAATCACTATCCCGGTGCGTTTTGAGATATCAGACGCTAATTCATCTGCTATCTCAGTGAATCAAGACGATATTATTAAATATAATACGCTAGCCTCTAAGCTAGGTGCATCAAATTATAAATATATTTTTGAACCATATCCGTATATTGCGGGAGGAACTGTAGGAGAAACTGAATATAATCCAACAGATGTTGATTCATTCTTCAGCAATTGGGAATCTAGAATAAAGGAAACTATTCCTAAATTAAACTTCACATTTGAATACGCATATGCTTGTTCGAACTTAGTGAAATTAGAATCTAATGTGGCAAAATGGACTGACTTATACAACAATTTGAAGAAAACATTTCCAACCATGAAGCTTATCTACCGAACCAATTGGTGGTTAACAGCATCGTGGGCTCCTGAAACTGAAGCGGCATATGAAACGAAATTAAACAATCCTATCTTCGGGATCTTTGATGTTATTGGTATTGCATCTTACTTCGAACTTCACGATGGAGAAAATCCTAGTCAAGCAGAATTACGAGCAGCTCTGAAATCAACTCAAATCTTCGGACGTGGACAAAATGTTATCAATGAAATCAAACGTTTTAATGATAAGTGGGGTAAACCAATCTTCTTGGGAGAGCTTAATTGCCCTTCCCGAAACAAAGGTGCTATGGAGCCATGGAACAATACACCAACAGACGTCGACAACACAAACATACAGGAGGCACTTCTTTCTGCATATGTAGAAGAACTAAAAGGATTTAGCTGGTTTCTTGGGTTTAGTTTATTTTGTATTGGAGACTTGAATACAACATTTTCTATTTGGAACACGTCGGCTAAGGATTACATTCGCTCATTAAGTGGAACAATTACTGTTTCTGTAGACTGTTTTAATAGTCGCAAAAAAGTAATTCCAACTTTCATTTTAAGTGCTGCTACAACGATCAGGTTTGGAAATAAGATTATGGTGGCAAATGCAGGTACACATAGATTTACAAATGTCATTTTTTCAGAAGGGCACAATGTAATAGAGTTATCCGGTGTTCCTGGTGCAACAATAAAAATCGAGTATCAGGAAGGAGTGTTGTAATGTTTACCGTCTATTGTGATGGAGAATTTATTTATCATCCAGATGTTGAAGAATTGAAGTTGATTGATCCCAAAGTATCATTGGAACTGAACAAAAGTGGTGCATTTGATTTTAAAATCTACCCAAATCACCCGAAGTATGGTGCAATAACTAAATTGAAAAGCGTGATTGAAGTATATCAATCAAATGTTCTAATTTTCCGTGGAAGATGTTTAGACTATGAGTTAGATTTTTATAATGCGAAGGTAGTGAAGTGTGAAGGTGATTTAGGGTATTTCAATGATTCAATTGTACGTCCATATAATTTTGAAGGAACAGTAATTCAATATGTACAGCTATTGATTAATAGTCATAATGCACAAGTGGAAGAAAATAAAAAATTCTATTTGGGTAACGTGACTGTGACTGACCCGAATGATTATATTGTACGGAGTGATTCTACCTATCCTGATACGTGGAATGTAATTGAAGAGAAGCTTATTAAAAGCCTTGGTGGATACTTTGTTATACGAAGAGTAGACAATAAAAACTATATCGATTACTTAGAGGACTCACAGTACCGCAGCAGTCAAGAAATTGTCTTTGCGGAAAACTTATTGGATGTCTCACAATTTATCAAAGGGCAGGCTATTAAAACAGCAATCATACCAGTTGGTGCAGAAATTGTTGATGACAATGGCGAGGGAACTGGAATTAAGTTAGATATCAAATCTATTAATGATGGAAAAGACTATGTTTATAATCAAGAAGCAACGGAGATATTCGGTTGGGTCTATGATGTTGTTGAGTTTAAAGATGTCACAGTTGTTGAAAATCTGAAGCGAAAAGGTGAAGAACATCTCGCCAGTTCGATTTTGACTGGATTGACAATTGAGTTAAAAGCCGTTGATTTGAGTATGTTAGATGTGAACATTGACGAGTTTCGATTGTTTGAATATATAAAAATAAGAAGTGATCCACACAGGCTGGATGACTTCTTTTTAGTGAAAAAAATAGCAATACATTTAACAAAAGCAAGCAACAATACGATAACTGTTGGCACAGAAAGGACAACTTTTACGGATAAAGATTTCAGTGATAAGAATACGATAAAAGACGTTGTCACAGATGTAGTGCTAGGAGAAACAAATCAACTGATAAAGAATGAAACAACATTATTAAAGTCACTCATTCAACAAACAGCCGATGCGATTACAACATCCGTGAGTCAGTCATACACGAGTAAAGATGAATTTGGTGAGTATAAACAAGATGTGAGTACACAATTTGAACAAACGAATAATGCATTTAACTTCCAATTCTCAAACTTAGAACAGATTATTTCGAATATGGAAGGTGATGTACAAAACCAATTCAATGAAATTATTAAATATATTCGTTTTGAAGATGGGAACATCATTTTAGGACAAGTTGGAAATGAACTCATTCTAAAAATATCTCACAACCGCATTTCATTTTTACAAGGTGGTGTCGAAGTGGCATATATGAGTAATAATAAACTCTATATTACGGATGCAGAGATTTTAACAAGTCTACGTATTGGAAATTATGCATATACGCCACGTTCAAACGGTAACTTGTCATTTACGTTTGTAGGTAAATAAGAAAGAAAAGAGGTATATTTTTTATGGCAAGTGGAAGCGGAATAGTACTGCATACAGGGACATACTCACAACTACGGATGGATTGGTCTAGTACGCCAAATACCGCTGCGAATCAATCAAGCTTTACAGCTACACTATATGTACAAGTCACGACTGCTGGTTGGAATATTGGACCTTGGACGGATTACAATGGTTCATATTTTGGGACGTCTACTGGTAATACGTTTAATGGATCTATCGGAAATATTGCTACTGGTAGAACGAATCTGCGTACATTTACTACGACCGTAAACCATGCTAGCGATGGAAAAGGTTCAATTAACATTGTGTGGAAATGGGGAGTCAACTCATCTTGGGGCGGTGTTGTTAATCCATCAGGAAGTAGAACTTTAACATTAGATACGATTGCTAGAACATCTAAACATACGTTATCACATTCGAGTCGTAATTTTGGTGAAACATTAACTATTACAACGAATAGAGCATCTAGCTCATTTACTCATAAGCTATGGTGTCAATATGCAGGACGGAATGTTGATATTGCTACTGGAGTAACGACATCTTACGCATGGGCTATTCCTAAAGATTGGGCTAATCATTTATCAGATGGTGTTTCTACACCTATGAATGTTATTTGTGATACGTATAGTGGTTCAACTAAGATTGGATCGCATACAGTACAAATTACTATTAACGTATCATCCTCATCGGAATTTCAACCACGAATAACAGGGACGAGTATAGTTCCTGGAAATGATATCGGGTCTCCATTTAGCGGGTTGTTTGTAAAAGGTAAATCAACACTTAAAGCAACGATGTCTACTGCAGGTGCATATTCAAGTTGGATTAAAACGAATGAGATTAAAGCGAATGGTCAGACATTTACAACATCATCAGCGACAACATCTGGACTATCTACAGCAGGAACGAACACAGTTAGTTTCAAGGTTATTGATAGTCGTAATCGAACTGCAACTGCATCAGCGAGTGTTAATGTAATTGATTACACTGGACCGGCAACATCTGCAGTTAGTGCTATACGTTGTAATTCTGATGGCTCTACTAATGACCAAGGTACTTACGCTAAAGTGACCGTATCAGCTGCAGTATCTGCGGTAAGTAATAAGAATACGGTTAGCCATCAAGTGTGGTGGCGTAAAGCAGGTACTAGTGATGCTTATAGTAAGCATACTATTTCAATTAGTTCGTATTCATTATCTAATCATTCTGTAGTATTATCTGGATTTAGTCAGGATAGTGCATATGAGATTGTATCTTATACAGCTGATTATTTTGGAAGTGCAACACGATCAACTGAATTATCAACCGCATTCGCATTGATGGATTTCAATAACTCAGGAACGGGTATGGCGATTGGTGAAGTTGCAAACGGTGCAGGGTTAAGTATTAATATGGATACCACATTCAAAAAGAAAATCACATACAAAGGCAAAGAAATAGTAGATTTGATTTATCCTATTGGTGCTATATTCATGAGCACAAACGCCACCAATCCGCAAAGTTATTTAGGTGGCACTTGGGTGCAGTGGGGTGCTGGAAGAGTGCCGGTTGGTTTTGATTCTGGTGATGCTAATTTTAACGCATCTGAAAAAACTGGTGGTGTTTCTAAAAATGGTCATGTTTCTTTTTCACCACCGATAAATAGCATGAAGCCACAAGATTCGGGCATGAATTACATCAACGCTGTTACATCTGATATGAATACTTGGTTAAATTCTATGGGTCAATCAAGCGTATATAGATATGTTAGAGTTGCTAACGTTGGTAGCCCTTCGATTGGTAGCGAGGGGACAACAGCGACTGAGGTTTCTTACATTAGACATGAAACAAGCAACTATCAACCGTATATAACTTGTTATATGTGGAAGCGAACAGCGTAAATTCCAAACAGAAATGATATTTGAGCTTAAAGAAGAGGAGAAGTGAATAAATGGATTTAACAGATATAACAAATGAATTACTAACAATCGCACCACAAATTTTATTGCAAATTTTTGTTTTAGCGGTTGTTTTAGACATCGTAAGCGGCTTTTTGGCTGCTAAAATTACAGGAACATTCTCATCACGAGAGGCAACTAACGGCATTATGCGACAAGGTTCACGGATGCTGTTTTTTGTTGCAGCACAATTTGCGATGAGTTTAGTGAATGAACACTCAACAGCAATCACATTGGCACTAACAACATTTCAGGTAGCGATGATTGTTGGCTATCTTGGATCACTAAAAGAGAATTATCAAAAAATCAATCAAACAGAACAAATCGAATCGGAGGAATTATAATATGATTTATAAAAATAGCGCACCAAAAGAAGCAGTAGATGTAGTTATTTTCGCTGGACATGGAACTAGCGAAAAAGACGGCGGGTATGATCCGGGTGCTTCAAAAAACGGAGTCAATGAACATGAATTAGTTGAATATGTCGCGCTCGAAGTGTGCAACAAGCTTTCGAACGCTGGCTATACAGTCTTTTATGACGAGCAAAACTTCAAAGACCAAGACCTCGCAGGCGTATCAATTAAATCGAAATTCGCCGTGAGTCTGCATGCTAACGCTGCCAATACTCAAGCGCGTGGTGTTGAGGCTCTTGTTCCAGCCAAAGAAGCAAAGCTTGATTTTGAATTTGCTGTCGTTGATCGCATTTCGAAATTAGGAACACCGAACCGTGGAGTGAAATCTCGCAACTATGATACGGGTGCTACTGAACAACGCAAAAGCGGTATTGCATCAAATTATAAAGATTACTACGCTGAAATTCGTGACGCTTGGGGACGTGGTATTTCGCTCTCAATCTTAGAGATGTTTTTTGTCGATAATGCAGAAGATGTTGCTTTCTATCGTGCGAACAAAGAGAAGATGATTGATATTATCGTCGACGAAATGAAAAAGCTAGTGAGTCCAAGCGGAACACCAACAACATCTACATCTACCCCAACACCGACACCGCCAAAACCAGCAGAGCCAGCACCAACGCCAGCAAAAGAAACAATCGTTTCTCGCTGGGCAGAAAAAGGACAATTTATTGCGGACGTTCCAGAAGGTGGTGTTTATGTTCGTAAGTCGCCAACTTTTACCGACAAAGATACAGTAATGTATAATAATGGCGAATTATGTCCAGAAAAAGGACAGTATTACGTCGAGTGCATTAAAACGACAAAGTATTTATATATTAAATACAAACGCGGAAATGGTTCGTGGGGATATGTCCCAGTGCGAGAAATGAATGCGGATGGAACATACGGCAAAAAGTTTGGAAAATGTTTCTAATAGAATAAACAAAAAAGGCTCAAGATTCGCTCTTGGGCCTTTTTGTTATGCTTTATTTCGGATAATAAGTTTCCACTGCTCTGAGATATCAAGTGTTATTTCTTGTTGCGCTGTAGTTAATTGAATTGCTTGTTCAATGTCTGAATCTAATGTTGTTGGTAGTTCAGCACCTAAATTGTCGATGATAATATTTTTAACTAAAGTAAGATTCTGCGTTTCAATAACGGTGCGGAACACATCTCTTTTTTCCAGTAACTCAAACCAGATAGCTGAATTGTTATCGCTTGTGATTTTCTCAATGATAATTTTATCACCATTAAGTGTCATCTTAATATCGCGTTCCCACTGATTGATTTTCAATTGTTGTACCCAAGTTGGCGGAATACCAACTGAGTACTTTAAGCTGTTTTTTGAAGCGTTACCGCCAGTCTTAGCGACTGAAATTTTTTTGTTTCTTGTTTCCATGATGTTCTCCTAACGAATGAATAATACATAAAACGAAGCAATGATTGCTACAGCGATTGCTGCAATCAGAATAATCTCTTTTGTAATGAGTAAAATTTCTTTTTTGTTTTTCATTTTTGTTCTGCGTTTAGTGTGTTAATATAGAGTCATGGGAGCTGTAACTCCCACGACAATTATTTTACAAATGTTGTAATTATATCAATCACTGCTCTTACAATGATTCCTGATATAACTACGAGTTCGAGAATCACGACCATGATTGCTCGGACTTTTTTTAATTTCTTCAAGACACTCAACGCTGTTCACCTCCTTTCTACTCTTTAAGTATAACATATTGGTAACCAATATAAAAGCACTTTCGATAAAAAAGAGAAAATAAAAAATAAAAACAAAAACAGTGCTAAATTGAAGTGGTGCGGTGCATTGTAGCAATTGAGCATAAAAAATATGAAAAGTCAATTTAAAACGGAGATTTGTTTTGCAATTAGGACTTTTAAATGGCATAATTAAGTTGAAATTAGTTGAATTGCTAATTTGACGGAGGGAATTATTATGGAGAAAGCTAAATATAGTGTTATTCAAGTTTCAGAACTTATCATATATTACTATAATATGCGCGAAAAAAAGATAACGAATTTAAAGCTGCAAAAACTCCTTTATTTTGTTCAAGCCTATTTTTTAGTAGAAAAAAACAGTATTTGTTTTTCAGAAGAAATTTCTGCGTGGCGATACGGTCCTGTAGTTGAACAAGCGTATCATATTTATAAATTTTTTGGTCATAAAAATATTCAACTTAATAACTATGATATGATCTTAGATATAGAAACTCAAGATTTTGATGATATTATCGCTGTAATTGATTCTTATGTAGATATGCCAGCATGGCAAATTGTCGAAAAAAGTCACGCACCTGGGAGCCCATGGGAACGAGCATATACGGAAGATAGAAATATCGATTTAGAATCTGTATTTGAATATTTCTCTGAAAGAAGAAGTGAAATATTAGGGAAGGAAAATTGTTAAATTGACTATAAGCAAAATTTTCCAAATAATTGAAGTTGGAGAGAATCCTGAAGAATTTGTAAGAAGTGCCACAGAGAGTGAAATCCAACAAGTAATTGATATAGTAAATCACAAAATGCAAGAGATAGTTGATACATTTAACGAAAAGAATGAAGCTGAAAAAATCCAATTTTCGGATAATTTAGAAAATTTACAACTAAAATTAGAAAGAGATATCAGTAGTTCTAAAAGCATAAAATTAAGCATTGCATTTCTAAAAATATTAGAAAAAATCAACGCATTAACGCTGGATAACACAGAAAGTGCTATTTCAGATAAAATCACAATCCTTAATAGTGAGTTAGAGAAGCAAAAAGAATTATTCGAAGAAAAAATAAATCTACTCAATGATCAAATTGAAAAGTTTGACACTATAAGTCAAAATCTCGAGGCAAAAATAGAGAAACAGACAATAGATCATATTACTATTTTAGGTATTTTTGCTAGTCTTATTTTTAGTGTTTTTGGTGGCCTGCAATCTATATCGGCAGTTTTTGCTAGAGTTGGTGAAGCGCCACTAAATCAATTATTGATATTTACAGGAATTATGATTATTAGTATGTTAGCTATTATTTTTATTGGATTTAATGCTGTTTCTAAAATAGCCGGAAAAACTATTAGTAGTAGTTGCGATAAAAACAATTGTGAAGCTAGCTGTAATTGTCGTTTTCACGAAAAACACCCAACATTATTTTACGCTGGTGGACTAGGTGTTCTAGTAATTACTATAGGTTTTAGTTATTATATAGCACTAAATTTAGGAACGATATTGAATCAATCTGTTTGGGATTGGAAATATTTCTTGAATAGTTCTCTAGGAATTAATATAGTTATGCTATCAATCACTCTTGCTGTTTTAGGTGCTCTTTTCTTTAGTTATATCAAGCTAGGGAATAGAATCAGAAGCCGTAATAACGACAGCACATAAAAAGCACCCCTAAAGGTGCTTTTTTCTATTCTTCCATTTTTTTTGCTTTTTCGATAATGATTTTACCGTCAACAAATGAAAGAGTGATTTCTGGATTGTCTTTATCGACTCCCAGTTCACGCATCCACGGTGCTGGAAGATCCGTCGTGTATCGGAATGTATTTGCTGATGAAGCACCACCGGCTTTGCGAATATTTACTTTTTTAGTGCGTTGTTCCAT